ATAACGATACTGCTTCCTTAGGCAAATATATTGATATTGGTATTAATTCAAGCGCATTTACAGGAACAGGCAACTTTAGCCTTGCAAATGCTGGTTATATTTATACAAATGGCGGTGATTTAGCACTTGGAACTTACAGCGCTAATGGTATCCATTTTATTGTAAATAATGGCGCTACTGATGCCATGACTATTAGTTCTGCTGGTGTTGTTTCTTTGGGAACAGCACTTGCAGTTGGCTCTGGCGGTACAGGATTGGCATCTTTAACAGCCAACTATATTCCTTATGGTAATGGTACAAGTGCTTTCCAGTCGCTTTCTACGTTTACTTTTGATGGGACAACCCAAGCAGCTCCTGTTCAAAGAGCAAGCCAAGGATTTTTTGTTAATGCTAATACCAATACAGCATCTTATTCTCTTGCTGCTGGGTCCAATATGGTAAGTGCTGGGCCATTTACTGTAGCTACAAGTACAACTATTACTATAGCTACTGGTTCTCGTTGGGTGGTTGTGTAATGTTTGGTTTATCTACCTTTGCTCAAACGCCTTTTGCTGCATTAGGTGGCGGAAATCAATTTGTTTTTTCAATTACAGAAAATTTTGGAGCAGCAGATAGCAATACACAAACCTGGTCGTTTTTACAATCTTTAACCGAACCGTTTACTGCTGGCGATGTTAATTCTGAAGCTGGATTATTTTTTGAAAGCATAGTAGAAACCCTAACTTCAAATGATTCTAGTACTCAGCTAAGTGCTTTTTTACAAACCCTTACTGAAAACTTAAATCCAGCAGATACTCCTACTATTGCAGCACAGTTTTCCGTCAATGATACCGAAAACATAGGGGCTGGAGATTCTAGCGTTCAATACTTTGCAGCCAAGCAGACTGACACAGAAAATGTTAATTTAGGGGATTCAAATACCCAACAGTCAGCATTTTTACAAACCAAAACTGAAAATTTTATACCTGCAGATACGGTTTCAATTGCTGCTCAATTTAATTCCGCTATTACCGAAAATTTTGTGGCAGCCGAAATAGATTCAATTGCTGCTCAATTTAAGTCCGCTATTACCGAAAATAGCACGGTGGCCGATATAGCAGCTATTTTTAGTGTTTTCTATTTAAGTATTGTAGAAGATTCTAAACCCGCAGACTCTGCTATAGCTATAAATCATTTTGCATTAGCTATTACAGAAACCTTTAGTCTTTTAGATTCTAGTTCACAGCAATCAGCGTTTTTAGAGTCAATTCTTGAAAATTCTTACCTTTTAGATGCATTAGTCACTCGTGGTTGGGTAAAAATTAATGACAACGGATTGTCTACATGGAACAATATTAACAATACAGGAAGCGTTAATTGGACTATAATTAATGACACTCAAACCCCTGTATGGACCCCTATTAACAATTCTCAAGGGTAGTTTATGGCATCACAATATACAACCAGCTTAAAAATACAAGAAATTGGTAATGGTGAACAGTCTGGCACCTGGGGATCAACCACAAATACAAACTGGACGTTAATAGAACAAGCCGTAGCTGGAGTGGCATCTATTACGATGTCCAATGCTAACTTTACATTACAGACCCTAAATGGCGTTTCTCAGTCTCCAGATGGCAGAAGTGCAGTTTTAATAGTAACTGGAACAAATTCCGCAGTTTATCAAGTAATAACTCCATTAGTTTCAAAGACTTACATTGTATCTAATCAAACTACAGGAGGATATGCTATTACCATTGGAGGCGCTACGGGATCGACAGTTACTATTCCAAATGGTACTACAACATTAGTTTATTGTGATGGGACAAACTTTTATTCTGCTTTGTCTGGATCTACTGGAAACTTTATTGTAGGCGGCAATTTAACCGTTCAAGGTAATTCTTCTCTTTCTAACGCAATTTATACATATCCAGTAGCAACTAGCACTTCATCTACTATATCTGGAACTGTATTGACAATTGGTGGAACGGTAACTGGAACTTATTTTGTAGGCCAAATATTGTATGGAACAGGCATTACATCAGGAACCTATATTACTTCTTTGGGTACTGGAACTGGACAGGCTGGAACATATAATATCAGTGTTTCTCAAACCATTTCTTCAGGACAAGCCATCAATGGATATGCTGGTTCTTCACTAATAAATCCATATGTTTCAAACAACTTAAGTGTATATGGAGCAGCTAAAATTGGTGGTGTATTAACTGTTGCTAGTGATGCTTTGTTTACTGGTACTGGTGAAATTGCACTTCCTTCAGGAACTTCTGCCCAGAGATCTGTATTACCTAATTATGGTATGTTCCGATATAACACAACAACCAATCAGTTTGAAGGATATAACGCTCAAGCTGGTTCTGCTATTTCCAGCATTACTTTTGTTACCACAACGGCTACTTTAACTACATCCACAAGTCATGGACTATCTACGGGTGCTGTAGTTACTATTTCGGGGGCATCCCCAGCCGCTTATAACGGTACATTTAGTATTACAGTTACAGGAACTACAACATTTACTTACACAATGGCTTCAAACCCAGGGGCAAATGCATCTCCAGTAGGTAGCTATACAACTGGATATTGGGGTCAAGTAGGTGGCGGGGCACAGGCTCAAGGCGTTGTCTACGAAAATGGACAGACCATTACTTCTAACTATACAATGACATCTGGAAATAATGGTGAATCTGCTGGACCAATTACGGTAGCAACAGGTATCACAGTTACTATACCAACTGGCTCACGTTGGGTAATCGTTTAAGGAAAAATTATGGCAGGCACACTAGTCGCAAACACAATTAACACCGATACAGGTCTATTTAGCACCAATAATGCTTATGCTGGTATTGCTAAAGCATGGGTAATGTATGGGGTAAGTGGTACAACACCCACAATTACTCAATCTTTTAATGTAAGTTCAGTTACTTATGTATCTACTGGAGTTTTTACAGTTACATTTGCCACAGCCATGCCTAATGCAAATTACGCCCCAATTGCAACAGCATCAATTAATTCAGCATCAAATTCTGTTATTTATAGTTGGCTATTTGGAAATGGGTATAACGCCCCTTCAACAACATCATTTAATATTAGTTATTTGAATCAAGGTCAAAGTTTAGATAACCCGAAATATGCTTCTGTTGCAGTATTCAGTTCATAAAGGATAAATCATGGCAGGAACAATAGTCGCAGATACAATTCAAGATGGTGCTGGTAATAGCACAGCAATGGATAATGCCATTTATGGTAGTGCAAAGGCTTGGGTTACATATAGTTTAACAACTCAAACTATATTGGCATCTTATAATGTAGGTTCAGTTACCTATAACAGCACAGGAAATTTTACAATTAATTTTACTAATGCTTTAGCTGATGCCAATTATTGTGTTACAGCTTGTGCTACTTCTTATAACCCAAGCGATATTAATAGAGAATTAATGATTTGTGGTTCAAACGGTTCTCCTTTTCAAAAAACAGCATCAGCATTAAGAATGATTCAAGGTTATGGTAGCAATCCTGGAAACGATGTTCAACCCGCTTGTGTAGCAGTATTCAGATAAAAAAGGAAAAAAAATGACCCAAGTAATAATTTTTAAAAATGATAATGGCAATGTTTCTGTAACAACACCAACAGGTGAATTGCCTATTGGTGAAGTATTAACAAAAGATTGCCCTGCTGGTGCAATTATTGTTGATGATTCTGTATTGCCTACTGGCTCAGATGCTCAATTCTTTGATGCTTGGGAATTATCAGGCTCAACAGTAACAGTAAACTTTACTAAAGCACAAGCTATTAAACTAGCCCAATTCAATGCTGCTGCGGTTCAAGTAGCCCAAAAGCGTCAATTAAATACATTAGCTGGTATTGCTAATGCTGTATCTGATGCTGACTTTACTGCGGAACTAACGGCTGGTCGGGCAAGCATTGCATCTGCTACAACGACTGCACAACTCGTTGCAATCGCTAATCCTGTTTAAGGAATAATTATGTCAGTATCTTTATATGGTAGTGGTCAGACAGTATTGCAGGTAGTTTCGTCTACTTATACATCTTCTTTTGGAACAAGTAGCACATCTTTTGTTTCAACAGGATATTCTGCATCTATTACCCCTCAATCCACCACAAGCAAAATTTTAGTTTTAGTTACAGGTGGCATGGTATCAACTGCATCTGGTCAAACCATGACAGGAACAATTTATAGAGGCTCTACAAATCTTGGAGATTCCACAAGAGGTTTAGTTGAATACTATGTAAGCGGAACTTTGCAAGCTCCAGCAAATATGGGAATTGTTGATTCTCCTTCAACAACTTCTTCAACTACATATACTATTTATGCAAAAACTGGAGGCGGTACTGCAACATGGAATATTGACCCATGCGTAGGTTCTATTATATTAATTGAAATTTCAGGAAGCTAATATGGCAACAATTATTGACGCAATTTTTGCTTTAAATTCAACTATTGTTACTGTGCGTGGTAATGTCGCATACGACAAAAACGAACAAGTAGTTCAATACGACCTAGCTGCTGCACAAGCTAAATTGGTAGAACTACAAGCTGCCGAAGCAAAAGCTGAACAAGCTGCTAAAGACGCAAAGGCTTCTGCACTAGCTAAACTAACAGCATTAGGACTAACACAAGCTGAAGTAACTGCACTTTTAGGATAACTATGAACTTTACATTTACTTGGATTATGGACAAATTAGGCTATATGCCTAAGATTGATATGGAAATTGGTAAAGTGGTTGAGCCTTGGTCTTTTCCTGTGGAAAAAGAAACTATTAAAAAACAGGTAAAAAAGAAACCAACCGTACAAAAAGCTACTACCCGCAAAGCCAAAAAAGTGTAATATGGAATGGCTAAAACAGTTAGTAACAGGAAAAGATAATAAGACCCACGATATTGCTCGTTGGTCTTGGGTTACTACTACTATTGCCACAATCATAGGTGCTGCCTGGAATGCTGTTCATGGTGGTGTTATGGATTTAATGCAATTTGCACAAGCAATAGGAATCATTTCTGGAGCACATGGAGCATCGGTAATGATGAAGCAAAACTCAGAACCTGATGCATCGGATTCAAAATGATTTATGGAAATTACATCAAAATTCTATTACTTATTGGTCTTGTATGCGGTGTGTTTTTCGCTGGCTGGCATACTAGGGATCGTGATTTTACTATTTACAAAGATCAAGTTCGCATTGCATCCGAAAAACAACAAGCGGAAAACGAATCAATCCAGAAACAACAAGCATTAGTTACCAAAGGAATACAAGATGAATATGATGCGAAACTTAGTCTTTTGCGCCAGTATTATGCTAACGGGGTGCGGAACAACAATGGTTCCAGTCCAGTGTCCAGCATTTCCTCAACCTCCAAGCTCTCTGATGCAATCACCGCCTACAATCAACTTGCTTCAGATTGCGCAGCCACAACCCTCCAAGTAGTTACGCTCCAGCAATGGGTTAACGAACAATTAGGTATTAAATGAGAAAAGAGCAATTAGCCGCTTGGGTTACTTTGATTGCTACTTTTACTTTATGTGTAACGGTAGTAGCTATGGTAAGCGTGTTTATGATGGGTTTTTTTGACCCTCAAGTAGATAACAATAAGTTATTTGAAATAGTCGGACCAGCTTTTCAAACTATTGTAGGTGGCTTTATTGGATTAATTACAGGTATTAAAATAGGTTCAGACGAATGAAACCAGAACAATTAACACAGCTTGGTATTGATGCGGCCAAATGGTATACGCCATTAATAGATATGTTTGCTCGCTACAACATTAATACCGTTCAACGCCAAGTTATAGGACAGTGCCAACATGAGTCAAACAATTTCAGAACTTTGGAAGAGAACCTTCATTACTCTGCCGATGGACTTATGCGTACATGGCCCTCAAGATTTCCTAGTCGAGATGTGGCTGAACAATATGCAGAAAATCCAGAAAAAATCGCTAACAAAGTATACGCAGGACGTATGGGAAATGGCACAGAAGAATCTGGAGACGGCTGGAAATATCATGGGCGTGGTGTAATTCAATTAACGGGTAAAGAAAACTATGTCAATTTTGGATCTGCTGTTGGTATTGACCTTACTGGCAACCCAGACTGCCTTGTTGATCCTCGCTATGCAGCTTTAAGTGCTGGTTGGTTTTGGAATAAAAAAGGTTTGAATGACTTAGCAGATAAACAAGATTACAAAACCATGACAGAAAGAATTAATGGTGGATTACTTGGATTAGAAGATAGAAAATTAAAGATATCTAAAGCACAAGAAGTTTTATCATGACATTGAAAAAATTATCACTTAAACCAGGAATAAACCGTGAAGGTACTTCTTACAGTACTTCTGGCACCTGGTTTGATGGTGATAAAGTGCGCTTTCGTTCTGGTTTGCCAGAAAAAATTGGTGGTTGGGGACAGTTTTCACCAAATCAATATATTGGAACTTGCCGTTCATTATGGGTTTGGCTTGATGGTGATTCTGGTGTGGGTAATCTGTATGTTGGACTTGGAACCAGTTCAAAATATTATATTTACAATGGCGGCACATACAATGACATTACTCCAATTTCGCAAACTAGTTCATTAACTAATCCTTTTTCGGCAACATCAGGTTCTAAAACTATTACAGTAACTGATGCCACATATGCACCAAATGTTGGTGACTATGTTATTTTTACTAGCACAACAACTGTTGGTGGTTTAACCATTTCTGGCGAATATGTTATTGCTTCAATTTCTGGCCCAACAACTTATACAATTACAGCAAACACCGCAGCAGGATCTACTGGAACTGGCGGTGGTACAGTAACGGCATCTTATGAATATCCAACTGGTGGTAATTCTTATTCAAGCGGTCTTGGGTGGGGCGCTGGCCCTTGGGGTGGTCCATTAACTCCAATTACTTATTCTTTAAATATTAATCCATTTGCTATTACTTCTAGCAGCAGCACAGTAACCGTTACACAAGCTGCTCATGGTATGCCAAATGGAACTTATGTGGCATTTTCTGGTTCCTCTAGTGTTGGGAACATTAATGCTACTGTTTTAAATTCTACTTATCAAATTTCAGGCGTTACAACTAATACCTATAACATTACATTACCAAGTGGTTTGACAGCCACATCAACAACTACTGGTGGTGGAGGTAATGTGAAGGTCACTGAACAAAGCCCATTGCCTGTTTCTGCGGGTTCATTTGTTGTTGGAAAACAATATATTATTGAATATGTTGGAACAACTGACTTTACTTTAATTGGCGCATCATCAAATACTATAGGGGTCACTTTTACTGCTACTGGTGTTGGATCTGGAACAGGCCAAGCTTCTTTAACAACAAACCGTCCTTGGGGAACACCTTACTCTTCTGGGGTAGCGGTTCAATTACGTTTATGGTCTAATGATAACTATGGTGCTGATCTATTATTAGCACCCCGTGGTGGTTCAATTTTTTATTGGCAAGATCAAAATACTGTTAGTACTCGTGCACAATATTTATCAACATTAGCTAATAACACCACTTTAATAAGCGGTGATACCACTAGTTTTAGTTCTGGATCTACCTCGATAACAGTAAGTTCTGCTAATGCTCCATATATCTATCCATTTTCATACATAACTGGTACAGGCATACCAGCTAATACTTATATCGTAACTATTAATAACGTCACTGGCGTTGCAACTATTAGCCAGTCTACTACTGCAGCAAGTACAGGAACATATAGTTATTCTTATTCTGGTGCGTTTGTGCCATCACAGACTTATCAAGTGATATCGTCTGAAGTGCAGCAATTTGTTTTAACATTTGGGTCAAACCCCTATGTTCCTAATTATGCTTCTGGAACAGGTATAAGTACTTTTAATCCTTTATTGGTTCGCTGGTCAGACCAAGGAAACGCTTATCAGTGGGTTCCAGAACAAACCAATCAAGCTGGTGAATATACTCTTACTAATGGTTCATTTATCATGGGTGCTCGTGCTACCCGTCAGGAAATATTAGTTTGGACTGATTCTGCCATCTATTCTATGCAGTATATTGGTGCTCCATATGTTTGGGGATTCCAATTACTAATGGACAATATTTCTATTATGTCTCCAAACTGTATGATTACAGTCAACAATGTAACTTACTGGATGGGTAGAGACCGATTCTACTTGTATGACGGCACAGTAAAAACATTACCATGTGCATTAAAACAATACATTTATGATGACATTAACCAGTCACAAAATTACCAAATTTTTGCTGGGGCTAATGAAGGGTTTAATGAAATCTGGTGGTTCTACGTTAGCAATGAAAGCACGACTAATATTGTAGACAGATATGTTGTTTACAATTATTTAGAAAATATTTGGTATTATGGCTCAATGTCTAGAAATGCTTGGTACCAAACAGGCGTTCAGCAATACCCAATTGCATCAACTTATTACACTAATGCCTTATTTACTGGGTCAATTACTGGCAATACATTAACAGTGAGCTCAATGAATACAGGGTCTTTAGCAGTTGGGCAAATACTTTTAGCTCCAGGAATTGTGCCAAATACTACTATTACGGCTTTAGGAACAGGTACTGGTGGAGTTGGAACTTATACTATTAGCAATAGTAATATGATCTCGTCCCAATCTATGTCTACTACAAATGGTAATGGTGTTCTTTTAAATCATGAATTTGGAACAGATGATCTTTCCACCAATTATGCTTTGCCAATAAACTCCTATATCACTTCTTCTGATATAGAAATCAGTCCAGAAGATGCAGGACAACATTTTGGTTTTGTTTGGAGAATGTTGCCTGACGTAAACTTTACAGGATCAAACACCTATAACACTCAATCTAATCCACAAGTTACGATTAAGCTGTTACCTCGCCAAAACTCAGGATCCCCTTATACATCTGCTGATGCCCCTAATGTACTTAGTTCACAGGCTTATGGAACACCAAGCCCATCTGAATATGTAGTCCAAGAGTTTACTGGTCAAGTCTATACCCGTTTACGAGGCCGTCAAATGGCGTTTACCATTAGTTCAAACCAATTGGGAGTTGCTTGGCAGCTTGGAACCCCACGTTTTGATATCAGACCAGATGGACGTAGATAATGGCTAACCCTATTTATTTAAACTATAACGGGTCAGCTTTAGTCCCCTCTCCTCCAAATCTACCAAATGCACCAGCGGAATATAGCCAGCAAATAGAGAGTCAATTTTTAAACGTCCTGCGTCTTTACTTTAATCAACTTAATAACTTCTCCCAAGCTATTTCTACACCAAATTACGGCACAAAAGTAAACAGGCCTACTCAGGGTTTGCAGACTGGTCAGTTTTACTTTGATACCACCTTAGGTTATCCTATTTGGTATAACGGTTCCAAATGGGTAAATGCTAGTGGAACTGCAGTTTAAATGGTAAAATTATCTCCAAATAACCTCGTAGGACAGATATGAGTCTACCCCTAATAGCTAAACATTTAGAATCACATGGTCGTGGTGATGACACTCATTTAGTCCATATGACCACTGGTGAGCTAAATGCCATGCAAAATCTGGCTAAAAGTAAGGGTGGCTCATTAACCATTAACCCATCTACGGGTTTACCCGAAGCAGGATTTTTAAGTTCTATTTTGCCTATGGCTATTGGTGCGGCTACAGCTGCATTTGCGCCTGAATTATTGCCACTTGTAGCAGGTGGAGTAGGTATTGCCGATTATGCCTTAACAGGCAGTCTCACCCAAGGTTTAATGGCTGGTTTAGGTGCTTGGGGAGGTGGTAATTTGGCTGGTGGTCTTGAGGCCGCTGGCACTCAATCATTAACACAAGCGGGTGGTGATGTAGGAAATGCTGCCTTTAATGCTTCACAATCTGAAATTGCAAGTCAATTCCCAACCGCAACTACAGAAAGTGTAAATCAAGTTGCTGCCCAACAAGCTCTTACGCCAAGTAATTTCCCTAATTTATCTCCAGATCAATTAAGTCAAATGCAAGGCTCAGTATTAAATGCTGCAAACCCATCAAGCATAGTTAATGCGGCAGGACAAGCCAACGCTTCACTAGCAAGCAATGTAGTTAATCCAACATTTGCCCAAAATTTATCTAATATGGGATCAGGTTTAAGTAGCATAGGATCTGTAATCTCAGCAAATCCTGGGGCTACTGCAGCAGTTGCTGCTCCGCTTTTAACTGGTATGTTGAATAAACAAAGGACAGCGGTCCCATCAGCTTCATCTACGGCTACAGATAATGCTAATCCTATGGGATTAAGAACTATTCCAAGAAATCCTGATGGCACCCCTAACTTTGCTGCATCTAATCCAACCGTACCAAACCCACATTACCAAGCTTCGTTTCCAAATTACACACAAGTTCCATATAACCCAATGACTGGCACACCAGCCGTACAGTCTCCAGGAGCAACTATTTATGCTGCTGGTGGTGGTCTAATGGATATTCCTAAATATTCTGGAGCAGATTACGGAAGTATGGTTACTGGTGCAAATGAATTACAGCAAGGAATTGCTTCTGCCACAATGCCTACACAACTTTCTGAATCCCAGCTTCAACAAATTGCTGCTGGTCAAGACAGTTCTAAAAATGGTGTGTATCAATTGAGTGATACTGAATATGCCAAAATGTCCCCAACCGCATTGATGAAAGCTCATAAGATTGCCGTAGCAAAAGGTCTGCAGCCTATTGGTCAACTTGGTGATTTTGAAACAACCACCGCTGCACAACAGGCGGCAGAGGCTGCAGCACAGCAAGATATTGCAGACAATTCAAAAAAGACTTCCGCTAAAGAAGGTGGTTTAATGGCTATGGCTGATGGTGGTTCACCCATATATCACCCACAATACCAAGATTATCGTCAGAATCCATACCAAGCAACTGCCATGAGCCCATCACAGTTGCAGGCAGCTATGGCTCAATATAACTCTCACATTCCTACTGCTGGAGGTGGTTTATCTACCATTAGTCAAGGCCAACCAATTGGTCAAAGTGCAGGCTCATATACTGGGACTGGTCCTGCTAGTACACAAACGGCTGGATATGCTATCGATCCATTGCAAATGCAAGGATCTCCAGCTTACAACGCACAACAAGCTCAACAAGCACTATTGGATCAAATAGCACAAGCTGCCTTACCTTCTTTTGGAATGGCTTCTGGCGGTGTAGCTGATGGCGGTATAAAAGATGGTCATTTAGGTTCTTATTCTGATGGTGGACGTTTACTTAAAGGTCCTGGTGATGGAGTAAGCGATGGCATTCCAGCTACGATTGGTGGCAAACAACCAGCAAGGTTAGCTGATGGTGAGTTTGTCATCCCAGCAAGAATAGTATCTGAACTGGGTAACGGATCCACAGATGCAGGCGCAAAAAGACTATATGCCATGATGGATAGAATTAAAGCAGCAAGAGTTAAAACTAAAGACATTGCAAAAGATACAAAGGCTTATAAGTACCTACCAGCATGATTATCTACGAAGATGTTGATGGATTTAAGTTTGTTGATGAGTTTGAAAGACTCTTCCCAGAGCATTATGAAGAGTTATGTGTAACAAAAGAATTTCCATATGAGCCAGATTATGAGGCTTATAAAAGATGTGCAGCAGCTGGAATGTTGCGTTGTATTACTTGTAGGAATGATGCAGAGCTAATTGGCTACATTATATTTTTTGTAAGTCCACACTTACATTACAAGTCATGTATTACGGCAACAGAAGATTTATATTTTGTGAAAAAAGAATTTCGCAAAGGTAGGGTAGGAATTAAATTATTTCAATATGCTGAAAAGGTATTGAAAGATAGAGGAGTACAACGGATTGTGATGCACACTAAAGTGCATTTAGACAATACCAAGTTATTTGAGTATTTAGGATATAAACAGACGGACAAAGTATTTTCAAAGATATTAGGATAAATATGTATTATTCAAAACGCCAACTATATGCTTTAGGTGAACCCCTAGGGGAATCTGTTACTCAGCGTAAAGCTGGCGGTGGAATGATTTATGGTGGCGGTGGATCTGCTCCAGCCCCATCAGGACCCACTAATACAACAGTAACAAATACCAATATTCCTGACTATGCACAGCCATATGTTACGAATATGCTCAATGCTGCACAGGCTCAAATTTATAACCCATCAATGACTGGGTTTAATGCTTATGTTCCTTATAGCCAAAATCCTTCTGACTATGTAGCTGGCTTTAGTCCACTGCAACAACAAGCCCAATCTACTGCAGCTAATATGCAAGTTCCAGGTCAGTATGGTGCTGCCTCTAATCAAACAATGCAAGACATTAATCAGTTTGGACGTTTAGGCAGACAGATGGGTCAAGCGGGCAATCAATATAACCAAGCAGCAACTAATGGTTCTATTGGTGCGTATATGAACCCTTATATTCAACAATCTTTAGCTCCACAGCTCCAGTTGCTAGGACAACAGACTGGCATTCAAAGTGCTGCTGAACAAGCGGCTGCAACTTCTAGAGGTGCTTTTGGTGGATCTCGTGAAGCTTTAGCTAACTCTTTAGCACAACAAAACGGCCAACTGGCTGCTCAACAAGCTATTGCACAAGGCTATAACACTGCATTTGGTAATGCACAACAAGCCCAACAGTTTGGGGCTAACCTAGGGTTACAAGGTCAGCAAGCTCAAGCAGGGGCTCTTGCTTCTCAAATGGGTGGTGCTAATCAATTGGCGGGTATCGGTGGTCAACAGTTAGCTGCACAGCAAGGTATTGCTAATATGCAAAACCAATATGGTGCACAGCAACAGGGTCAGCAACAACAAATTATTAATCAAGCTGTTCAAAACTACGCTACAGCACAGCAGTATCCCTATATGCAATTGGGTCAGCTCAATGCGATGCTCCGTGGTTTACCAATGCAACAGTCCTCAACATCTATGTACCAAGCGGCTCCAAATGCGGCTACGCAAGCAGCTGGTTTAGGAATTGCGGGTCTGGGCGCAGCAGGTATGTATAACGCTGCTACAAAAGTAGCCAAAGGCGGTAAAGTAAAAGCTATGGCTATGGGCGGTTCAGCCGTGCCTATGAATATGATGAGCGACCAACAATTAAACCAAGTTCAACAAAACCCAGCATCTAGTCCAATGGCAAAGATTAATGCTCAAGGACTAGAGCAGATGCATGGTTACATCAAGAATAATCCACAAGCGGGTGCTATGTTATCACAGCCTTTGCCACAACAAACGGCTCAGGCTCCAATGGATCGTAATGGTGTAGGAGCTATTGCTACTCCTCCTAATATGACCCAGATGGCTGGTGGTGGAATTATTGCTTTTGCCGAAGGTGACGAAGTCAAAAGTAACGAAATTCCCCGTGGTAAAAAAGGTGAGTTAGATTTAGCTTCTATTTTGGCTGATCGTTTATCAGAAAAAAAGTCTGGTAAAGGCACTGTATCTGAGGCCATTAAGCCTTACATGGAAGAGCAAAAATCAGCATTAGCACAACAAAGATCATTGTTAATTCCTGAGTTTTTGACCCATTTAGGCGTAGGTATGGCGCAGGCTAAACCAGGTCAACCAGGAAGTGGATTTAACCAGTTTGCTACTGCATTGGGCTCTTCTGCTGAGAACGCATTAAATAAATCTGCTCAAAGAATGGGCGATATTTCTGCCTTACAAAAAGCTACTGGACAGTCTGGATTGGAAGCCGCTAAAGCAGACCAAGCCCGCAGAGATGCTCTTACACAAACTATGGCACAAGTATATGGCACACAAGAAGCTAAGAAAATTGGCCTTGCTCAAGCTGCTGCTACCCGCCAAGCTGGTATTGATGCCAAGATGGCTGCTCTGTCTGCTGCTGCCCGTGAGAAGTATTCTAAGACGGTTGGGGATGCTTATAGAGCCATTGTCCAAAACAATAAGAATACCTTTAACTTTGATGCTAATTCTCCAGATGTTTGGAATCAGGCCAGATTGGAAGCATGGAACAATATGGCTCCAGATGAAAGAACATTGGTTGGTTTAGCTAAACCAGATGTCCAAGCTGCTCCAGTTGTTCCAGCACCCGCAGGATCTGCTGCCCCAGCTGCTGCATCAGCCCCTGTAAATGTGACTGTAGCGGGTAAGACTATTTCTTTCCCAACACAAGCACAAGCAAACGCATTCATAGCTTCACCACAATATAAAGCATTAGCAGGGCAGGCAGCACCTATAACACCGTAGTAAAATAGCAGTACTCAAGGATAAAATTTGATGGATGATCTGCAAAAACTGGCATCGCAGTACGGTGGAACCGTGGTTCCAGAACAAGCTCCTGCAGAGAAAACAGAAGACCTATCAAAATTAGTTGAGCAATTTGGTGGCACAGTAGTTCCTTATACCCCAGTTACAGCCTTAAAGGATGTAGGTAAAGAAGCCGCTGCTGGTGCTCTCCCAGGTATTTACGGAACTCCTGAGGCTCTTCAAACTGGCCTCATGCAATCCCAAAGAAGCACATTTAACCTTCCAACAGAAGCTTTAAATGTTATTGCTAATCCAGAAAAACTAATCAATGCCATTCCTACTAGCTTAGGTTTGCCTCCAATCTTTGCTGGTAAAGAAGCTAAGACTGAATTAATTCCAACTAAGCCAGCCGAACTTGCATTAGATGAAGTCATTGCTAGAGGTAAGTCAAAGACTTTGCGTGAGCTTACTGAAGCTGGTATTAAAAAAGCTTCTCAGATTCGCAGCACTGAATCTGGAGAAATGCAAAAGGCTTTAGAAGACTTTCAACCCACTTTAGATTTGGCTAAGGTTGCCAAAGGCGATTTATCTGGTATCAGTTTTGGTAAAAACCCTACCGCCTTAGGAGTAGCTGGTCAGTTTGCCCAAGTGTTTGGATCTTCTTTCCCTGCGATGGTAGCTACGGTAGCTACAAAGAATCCAATTTACATGACATCGATGGGCTTTGGTCAGGGTGCTAGTGAAGCCACAGGTAACGCCATACAGTATATCGATGGCATGAATGACCAAAAGCTGGCAGAAAACAGTCCATACTTTAAAGACTTATTAGCCCGTGGCTACGAACCTAAGTTGGCTAGGGCGATGACTAAAGAGAAGGCGGTTGACCTTGCTGGAACATTTGAAGGCATAACTGATACTCTGGGTGGTGCATTTACAGGTAACTTATTAGCAGGCCGTTTTGATAAAGCCTTGCTGTCCTCTGCTAAGAATCGTGCTGCCAGAATCATTTCTCAGATGGGCAAAGGTGTTTTAGCCGAATCCACAGAACAAGGTTTAAATGAAGTAGCCGATGGCATTGCCAGTGACTTAGGTATTGACAAGACAGTTCGTAAAGAAATCGGTACAGATGCGTTTGCTAACTTTGTTTATGGTGCATTAGGTGGCGCTCCTGGCGGTGCATTCTCTGGTGCTAGAGCCAAAGCAGAACCTATTGTTGCTCCACAAGCCCCACAAGCTCCGCAAGCTCCAAATGCGCCACAAGCTGCTGCACCAGTAGCCTCAACAGCCCCTGTAGTTCCAGAGGCAGTACAAAAGGGTTTAGTGTCTCCAGAAGATTTAGAAGAGCCTGTTGCTCCCAAAGCTCCATCTGTTGCTCCAGAGGCAACACCACAGGAAATTGAGCCAGAACTTCATGCTCGTGCTTCAATGAAGCTTGAAGATCTTGTAAATCAAGCTGATCAAACAGGAAATATTAATGTTAAAGAGTTAAATAAATTAGCTCGTGATTTGGATATTAAACCAAGCAAAGATGTGCAAGAAACAACAATGGCAATCTTTGAAAAGTTAAATCCAAGACCCGTGGAAGAAGAGGTTGCTCCATATGATCCTCAAGAATTAGTACAAAAGGCACAACAGGATTTCAAGGGCGTAGTTACTACAAACAATGAACAAACAGCAGAATCTATTCGTAGAAATATAGGCGAAGATGCTGCTAATATTTATTTAAATGAATTAAATCGTTTAAGCGAGCAGGCTTTAGAAAAGAAGTTAGAAGAAAAAAATAAAGCACAGGAAGAAGCACCAGTACCTAAAGCCGAAGAAAAAGCTGCGGAAGCTGCGCCTGAAGAAGTATCTGAACAAGCCCCTGAACCAGCTGAAGAAAAGACACAAGCTCAAATAAACCAAGAGCGCCAAGAGAAACAAAAAGCAGAAGCACAGCTAAAGGCTCCTGAAGATCCAGATGCCATGATTAAACGGCAAGAGGGTTACGAAGAAGCTAAAGCAAAATACGCTGATGACATCGATCCACGCCTTGCATTTTCAGCATTAAAGTCTGCTGGAAAAGATGTTGAAATGAATCCAGAAGCCCTTCCAGAACTTAAAAAGCTGGAAGAAATGGGACTGATTCAACTTAAAACTGGTAAAAGAAAATCTTTCTATCGTGGCAAAGGTGCAGACGAAGCTGGATTAAATAGCGAATCTACCTATCAAGAATTAGTTAATTACTTACGTCCCAAAGAAAAGGTTGAGCTTTCTGCAGAAGCAAAAGCCAAACAGGACTTAGAAGATGCATTAGCAGACCTCGCATGGTTGGCAAGTAAAGATACTCGTATGAATATGATGCCAGAGGACGAACAACGTCTTCTGCCTATCCTTACCCGTTTAATGGATGCTGCTTTCCGTCTGGGCTATCACAAGTTCAAGGCGGCAGCCAAGTTTGTCAGGGACACAATCCGTGAGAAGTTTGGTAAAGAAGCAGCAGACAAGATTAACCTTAATCACTTACAGGGTGCTTATATTGGAATGTCTGGTAACTATCCAGATCAAGCGACCCCAATTGCTGAAGTAGCTGGTGTTCAGAAATTAGAAGAGCTAGAAGAAGAAGCTCCTAAAGCTGAAGTTAAGGTTGACTTAGCTACACCAGATGGCAAGTTCAAGATTGCAGAAGCTATTTCCCAGCATTTTCTATATGGCAACAGCTTTGGGACTATCGTAGAAGCCCGTAAGTTTATTTCTGATATGACTGGCCAGAAGATTGAAGCTGGTACACAGGCTGCTAAACAGGCTGATGAAGCGGTAGAGGTAGGTGTAGTTCTTGCTGCACAGAAGATTGCCCATAAAGATCGCAAGCCAGCAGAAATCTATCAAGGGTTGGTTAATTTATACAATCAGCAACCCAATCTGGCTGTTCGGTCTTCGACCAGTGTTCGTGAGCAGGCTTACTCTACCCCAGCTCCATTGGCTTACATTGCATCACAACTAGCTGGCATTACTGATAAGACAACCGTGTACGAACCAACAGCTGGTAACGGTATGTTGTTGCTGGCAGCCAATCCTAAAAATGTAATTGCCAATGAATTAAACAGCACACGCTATGAAATGCTCAAAAAGGTGCTTCCAGGTGCAAAAGTATCTAATGAAAATGCAGTTCTTAAATCCATAAATCCTGTCGATGTAGTCATTGCCAACCCTCCTTTTGGTTCTATTGGCGAAGAATTTCATGTTTACGGAAAAACCACTAGAGAAATAGATCATGCTATTTCATACAAAGCTTTAAATGATATGCCAGCTAATGGCAGAGCCGTATTGATCTTAGGCGGTGTTCGTGCTGAAGGCGAAGATGCAAGGCGTGAAGGATATCGTCAAAAAGCAAAACGAGAGTTTTATTACAACCTCTACAAAGATTACAACGTAGTTGACCATTTCTCCGTAGCTGGGGATATGTACAGTAAACAGGGAGCTTCTTACCCTGTAGATGTCATTGTTATTGATGGAAAAGGTCAGTCACAAAGAGCCTTACCAGCTGCGGAACTCCCACAGCAAATTACTACATACGAAGAACTCAAGGAGAAGTTAAATGAACCTAGCGTGGTATCCAGAGAAAATGTCGTGCCCACCAGAGCTGACATCGGTGAACGTCCCACAGGGGAACCTAAACCAGAAGCAGTGGGTGAACGCACTGGCAGACCGAGTGGTGAGCCTAGTGTTCAAGGAGCAAAACCCGCAGAAGGCGGCAGACGAGGCGTGTCTGAGAATGAGCCTAGCAAACGTGGAGCACCCGAACCAACTGGGGCAGGCGTTAGTGCAGGACAACCTGGATTTGCTAACGAACCTGAACGTGGCAGCAATCGAGGACCCGTTCCCAGCGAAGGTGGAGAAAAGCGACCCAGTGGCAGAGAAGGCGCTGCAAGAAACGAGCCTAGCCCAGTGGGTGGCCCTAGCGTTGTCTCAGGTACACGAGTCGAGTCTGGATTAGCAGACCGCAGAGGCCAAGAGACTGAAACAGGACATCAAGTAGGATACGAGCCACATTCACAAGCAGCTTCTGTTGGAACATTAGTTCCTAAAGCGATGGCTCAATCAATTGATGAATCAATCTCTAAGGTAGAGGACGAAGTAGGTAATGTTGATGAATATGTGGCAGAAGCCTTGCACATGGATCCTGAGACCCTTAAAGAGAAGTTTTCAGCTGAGCAAGTTGATGCTTTAACATTAGCCATTCGTAATGCCGAGGCTGGTAAAGGATTTATTATTGGTGACCAAACAGGTATTGGTAAAGGTCGTGTTGTGGCTGCGATGATTAAGTATGCTATCGAAAACGACAAAGTGCCTATCTTTGTTACTGAAAAGCCAAACCTTTACTCCGATATGATCCGTGATATGGATGATATCGGCATGACCAAAGAACTTGGATTAGACACTGCCAAGCCAAGAATTTTAATTACCAACTCTAGTGAAGCTATTCCTTATACCTTATACCGCAAAGTTGGTAATGAGGTAACAGAAAATCATCTTACGTTAAGAGCTCCAAAGTCTGGCAAAGCTTTAGATGACATATTAAAGGCTATGCGAGAAAAAGAAAGCCTTGGCGATTACAAGGTAATCTTTACAACTTATAGCCAGCTGCAAAGTGTTAAGGGTAAAGAAACAGAACGTCAACGCTTTATCAAAGAGTTTGGCCTTGGCAATTACATGATCTTTGACGAAAGTCATAATGCTGGCGGTGCTGGTGAAACTCAAGCCCGTAGCAAAGAACAGCGGGCTAACGAATCTGAAGGCAAGAGCTTGGCTACTGGCCGTGCTGCTTTTGTTCGTGACTTGGTTGATAACGCTTACGGCACATTCTTCTCTTCTGCTACTTATGCTAAACGCCCAGATGTGATGGATTTATATTCCAGCACAGACATGAAGTTAGCAGTCAATAACATCAATGAACTGGCTGATGCAATTAAGCTAGGTGGCATTCCAATGCAACAGATCGTTGCCAATATGTTGACTAAGGTGGGTCAATATATTCGCAGAGAAAGAACTTTTGCTGGTGTTACTTATCAGACACAAGAGACTAAAGTAGATAAGCAGACGGCTGAAAACATGGCTACCTCTATGCGGGACATTCTGGCTTTCTCCCGTGCTAAAGAAGGGGCTGTTAAAGATCTACAAAAGTCATTAGATCAGACTGGTGGTAGAGCCAGCATGGAAGGCGAGAAGACCCAGGTTCAACAGGCTAACTTTGGTTCAGTCATGCACAACTTGATTGACCAAATGTTGTTGTCTTTGAAAGCCCAAGATTCTGTCAAACACGCCATAGAAAGCCTTAAAAATGGCGAGAAGGTTGTATTGACTGTTTCCAATACGATGGGCTCATTCTTGCAAAGTTATGCCGATGAGATGGGAATCAATGTTGGAGATCCAGTAAATCTGTCGTTCAAAGACTTATACCTAAAGTATCTTGAAAAACAGCGGATGCTTACCATCAAGACTCCACAGGGCAAACAACAGTATCGTCTGACTGATGAAGACCTGGGCCCAGTCATGGTAGCTCAATATAAAAAGATTCAAGAGTTTATTGAGAATGCTGGCTTCGGTTCTGCTCCAATATCCCCAATCGACTATATGCACAATGAGCTGCGTAAAGCTGGATACAAGACAGAAGAGATCACTGGTCGTACTTCAACTTTGAACTATGAAAGCGGCATTCCAATCCTGACATCTCGTTCTGCCAATATCAAGCAGCGGGTTAATGCAGTTGATGCATTTAATACTGGAAAAGCCGATGTCATTATTTTGAACCAAGCTGGATCTACTGGCTTGTCCTTACACGCCTCTAGCAAATTCAAAGATCAACGCAAACGCCATATGATCATTGTTCAACCAGAAAAGAACATTGATACCCATATGCAAATGCTAGGCCGTGTTCATAGAACAGGTCAAGTGGTAGCCCCAGCTTACTCTCAGATGATGGCTGATATTCCAGCTGAGATGCGCCCAGCTGCGGTCTTGCTCAAAAAGATGGCATCTTTAAATGCGAATACAACAGCTTCTCGTAAGTCTGCTGTGACAGCCGAAGGAGCCGTAGACTTTATGAATGACTACGGTGGCCAGATTGCTCAAGAGTATCTACGGGATAACCCTGAGGTTCATGAAGCCCTTGGTGGTAAACGGGTAGTTGATCTGATTGAAGATCCAACCGATGCCAAAGAAGATGATATTCGTAGACTGACTGGCTACATTCCTATGTTGCCAATTAAAGAACAAGAAGAGATCTACAAAGACTTGATTGATCGCTATAACGATTTAGTAGATCGTGAAAATAGCATGGGAACTAACAAGCTTGAAGCTAAAGCTGCTGACCTAGATGCTGAGACTTTGTCTTCCCAGCCGATTACTGAAGACAAAGGTGAGCAATCTTTGTTTGCCCAGCCAGCTTATATGGAAAAGGTCGATGTCAAGCGGACAGTTAAACCTTATTCTTCCCAAGAGGTAAATGAAAAGATTGCTGAGCGTGTTGGCAGCAATATGTCAGAAGACCGTTATAGAATCACCAATGAATTACTGAATGGTGTTAAAGAACGAGCAGCTGAATACGGGCAAGCTCAACTGGCAGCTTTGCAAGAAAAGGGTGCAGACCAAGTCAAGATTGATACTTATAAAGGTCAATTAAACCTTCAGTATCAGCATATTAAGTCTATTTTAGGAAACTATCCAATTGGTACACCAATCTCTATTAAGAACAATCAGGGCATATTTGTCTATGGTGTTGTAACCGATTTAGAGAATAAAAAGAAGACAGCCAATCCTGTTGCGGGCTCTGACTGGAAGATGCATATTGCTTTGGCTAACGGTGATGCTAAAGCTATTACGATTAACTTCTCCCAGATTGGTAGCACATACCAGTTAAATAAAGAAGACTATATCAACTGGTATAACCCAGAAACTCAAAAAGCAGAGATGATCCGTCTCATAGATCTATTTGATAAAGGATCTAATGTCAGACGTGAGAAACGCTGGATGGTGACAGGTAACATTTTGGCTGGTTTTGCTTCTGATGCGGTTAAGAATCAAGGACAGATTATGTCCTACACCAAATCTGATGGCACGACTGGTCAAGGTATTCTCATGCCACGCACCTATGACTTTGAGAAAGCTCAAAGAGAAGCCCCTATTCGTATTACCAATGCTGATAATGCTATGCGGTTTATGAATGAAGTCAATGGCGTAGTGACTTCTGGTGACAATGTATTACGCATATCTAAGCATGGCAACCAGTATCAGTTTAATGTCCCCAGCTCCAAAAAAGAGGGTGGCACATTCTTCTTAGATCCTGGACTATTAAAGTTTACTGGTGACTTCTACAAGTCTGGCAATACCATGTACACACGAGTCTACGATGAGTCCAAGGCTAAAGCAGCCATCGATTACATCCTCAATGACCGTGGAGATACCCTGATTGCCTCTAGCCCTAAAGACAAAGCTAGAGAGATGTTTGCTCCACCAAAAGCAACGGTTACTCCAAGCGTTATTATTCCTAAGGAAATGAAGGAGCGTATTGCTCGGATTCATGAGAATAAAGTAAAAGAACACGCAGAAGCTAGACGTGGAATCACTGCTGAAAAACGCAAAATTATTAAAGGCGAAATTGGTATTGATGTTCAGCGGAGATTGACTGAACTTGAGCAACTGGCCAAAGAGCTATCTGAAGATAAGAAGTTAACTGCAGAGCGTAAAGATTCTCCAGAGCGTTTCATGGCTAAGGCTTTAGATGAATATGATAAAGGTAACATCAGTAAAGATGTCCTAGATGTCATTAAATACATTTATAACAATACGCCTGCCCTGCTTAGCGGTTTGAAAATGTCTGTCAAATCCTTTAAAGATAAGCAAGGATTTACTGCAGCTGGTCTGTTTGATGCTGCCGATAGATTAATTACCCTGTATAAAACGACAGGTGCTGTCAATGCTGGCACTATTCGCCATGAGCTCATGCACACATTAGAGCAGATGATGGATCCGCAGACCCAGCAAAATCTCATTGAAGCATGGAGAGCTAGTTTAGAAAAGGCTATTAAGAAGAACACCGATACCAAATCGCAAGATTATTTCAAGGCTATCCTTGACTATGTTGATAGGCCTTCAGAGGAGAACTTTGCTCATGCTATGAGAATCCTGCCTTCTCAGGATATGTATCAATACATTAATCCTTCTGAGTTCTGGGCGGTCAATGCTGAGAAGCTGATGGCTGCTAAGCTAGGAACTCCTTGGCATCGCTTTACTATGGCTATCAAACAAGTCATGGAAGCTTTGAAAAAGCTCTTTGGCTTTGATAATACTTATACCATTTACAAGACCTTTAATGATTTAATCAAAGGTGAAACACCAAGAGACCATAAGAAGATGCTGGTTGACTTCATCGGCTCTGGTAAATATAAAACAGAGTTCTTGTTTAGCGTTGAAAAGACCGATGAGCTATTGGCGAAACATGAGCGTAATGATGCCCCTATCCACCTTTCTAACACCGTAGTAGATCGATTGCTGGGTGGATATCAGGATGCTAAGAATACCGTAGCCAAGATGAAGGAGTCACCCCGCATGGCTGTCAATAACATGGTTGGTAACGTAGACCGTGCTCTGCTGACTACCCGTGTCAATATGACTGACTTTACAGCTGGCTTGACTGCAGCTGATGCAGATCGCTATGGTCGTATGCTAGAAGATGGCGAAGGCCGTGCTATTGCCTCTGTAGCGATGAACCAGGCTCTGAAGGCTGCCCGTATTGGTACGCAAGTCATTATGCTGGGTAAACTGTATTTTGATCCTAATCTGCAGATGTATCGTGCCGTCAAAGATAAGTTCTCGATGGCCAACATCCTGACTATCAAACATCAATTAGAAAAACAGATTGGTGTGCAACGGGCTGCGAATGTCATTCAGGCTTACTTTGAAGCTAAGCGTTCTAAGAGCATCGTCCAAGAATACTTAGACCGTGAAGCAGAACTGGAGAACCTCAAAGCCGAGCAGTTGGATCCAAGCACTCCTCCTGATCGCCAGCTCAATCTATTGGCAGAAATTGAAGAAGCCCAGCAGGACTTTAAGAATATCTCTATTGCTCTGCAAAAAGTTAACATGACTGATGAGGCTATTGAAGACTTTATTAATTTAGATAAAGAGTATCCAGAGCTCAAAGAGATGATGAAAAACTGGTCTGCTGTCAATAAGAACATGATTGACATGATGGAGCACTCTAGAATCATCAGCAAGAAGCGGGCTGATACCCTTCGGGCTATCAAGGATTATGTTCCTTGGCAGCGTATTCAAGATGAGCAGACTGATCCCCATGCACCGATCTATGGCTCTAAAGGTGTTAGAAACGTAGCCAGAGAGCATCGTTTCAAAGAAGGAAAGGTAACGGCTGATATTGATGACATCGTAGACAATATGTTGCATAACGTCATGGTTACTACCCGTAATTCAATTAAGAACTACGCAGCCAACCGTATTGCTCAAGAGTATGGAACCCGTAATGAGAAGGGCAAGCTCAAAGTATTTCCTAAGGAAGACTTCTCTAAAGGGATTGTCCGCATCCTGGTCAACGGCAGAAAAATCCATATTCAGATTGCTGACCCATTAGTTGCTCGTTCTGTTATTGGTATTGAGAACATTCAGATTCCAATGAATGAAGTCTTGGCTTTCTTTGCCAATGGCTTGCGTAGATCGATTACCTTCTCTGGCGTATTCCAAATCAAACAGCTATTTATGGATGCTCCTACAGCTGCGCTGGTATCTGGCGTGAAGAACCCAGCTGCCTTGTTTGGCCGTGTGTTTACTTCGTTTGCTGCAGGCTTAACTCAAAATGATGACATTGTAGAGTTGCTCAAGGCTCATGGTATCGGTGGATATCACTCAGCCGCTAGAACAGCTGAACACCAATACAAACAAGAGATTGGTTTGATTAACCAGTCTAAGATGGCAAAGATAGCCAACATCCTCGATAAGATCTCTGATGCCTCTGATATTGCTCAGCGTAGAGCAGTCTATATTCAAGTCATGAAAGAAACTGGCGGGGATCAGCGTAAAGCAATTTTGGCTGCAACCAACATTATTGACTTTGATAAACGGGGTCATGCTAGAACAGCCCAGTTCCTTAATCGTACTATTGCCTTCATGAATGCCTATGCCCAGCAGATTGATGTCTTAGCACAAGCTTTGGCCGAACCAGTGGCTGGCGGTATTGAAGCCCTAACAGGCGCTAAAGTAACTAGCGTTAGCGGTGGTCTTCGTGGTATTGACCGTCAACAAGCCATGACCCGTTTAGCTGTTTCAGCTGGCCTCTTAGCCTCTACTTGCCTGCTTTACTCTATGGCGGTAGGGGACGATGATGAATACAAGAAGATGGATGACCAGACCAAGATGCGCAACTTCGTCATTCCTAAGTCATTGATGCAAACTATTGGATATGAACATTCATTGTTAATTCCTATGCATACATCGGCTAGTTATTTCTTTAAAACGATTCCTGAATTGCTTTATAACAAGATCACTAAGGAGGGGACAAAAGATGCCATCGATAATGCAAGGTTACGGAAAGTACTCAAAGAAGGTGCAGTGGATGCGTTACTTGGCCCATTGGGGTCTGCCCCAGTCCCAACGGGTATCAAACCTTTCCTTGAGATAGCAATTAACCATGACTTCTATACAGGCGGCACAGTAACCCCAGAAGGTATGAAGAATCTGGCTGCCTTTAAACAGTTCCGTGGCAGCACTTCAGAGCTCGGTAAGTGGATGAGTGCAGTAAGCGGTCTAGGAACAGATCACCGTCTTTTGAACCCTATGGAAGCTGACCATATTATGCGTGGTCTGGGTGGCTCTGTGGCTGCTATTGCAATGTGGGGATCTAACCTATTTAATGGTAACAAGGCAAGCCCTCAGGAAAGGGATAATATCCTCTATGGCTCGTTTGTAGCCCCTGAGGTGGGCAGAGGTAGGGAAGACCTATTCTATGACCTTAAACAACGTGCTGACGTGGCTATGGGGACTTATAAGAACCTGATGCAGCATGGCCATAAAGAAGAAGGCAAGGAATGGTTTAATGACCATAAAGGCGAGATTACAGCCTATGGATTTACTGAGTCGGCTAACCAGAGCCTGGTCAACGTCAATGCCGAGATCCGTAGAATCGAAGACTTGCCAGCCTCTAAGATGACCCCAGAGTTAAAACGTCAAAAGATTGACGAATACAAGCGGATTAAAGAAAACATCCTAGAGCAAACTATTCAGTTCCGTCTAAAAGCTGGACTCTAACCATCCCCATTACTTCTTCTGAGAAGACGAAAGTGGGTAGAAACTGTTTGTCATTGACTTTCAGGGCATCTGCCAGCCCATCTAACCCTGATTTAATTGAGGCAACCATGTTGTCGGCATCCCTGTGCCGTCTATCTGGCGGGTAAAAAGTAATTTTCATAGGGATTTTCCCTAATTTCTCACATCCTAGCTTGGCTTCTAATGCCAACGCCCAGCAAGCCTGCCGATACATCTTTTTGTATTTAGCCTTCTTAGCCCAGTGAATAGCGGCATTGGGGGAGAGTTCTTTGGGTGGCCAAGGAAAAACAACAGTTTTCATAGTAGATGAATTAATATGGGTACAACCTATTGACATGGGTTAGTATATCAGCCAAACTACAGTCTGATTTACTGCTAGGAAAACAAAATGCACATACCTTATACAACCATTTCGGGTTTGAAGATTGGTTCTCGTTACCAGGAGAATGGTATCACATCCCCAATCACAGACCCCGATATGTTATTGATTCAAGAGGCTTTACTGGCCACACCAGACTACATTCGTAGCAAGAAGATGTACGATAGAAGTATTGTAGTAAGCATGGCTACAGGCATATTTGTAGCCTTTTATTTTTTATTATTCCGATAGGGGGATTTATGGAAGACGATGTATTTACACCAATCCAAAACGAGATTCTAAGGGCTGTGTTTCGGTCTATGGATCAAGAACTTGGCATCCGTCCTTTGACTGAAGAACAGCTCAAAGCCTTCAACATCAAACTGGATGCTAAAGAACGTGAAATTAACCAACAAGTTTAATATTCCTCAGACAATCATTAATGTCTTGGAGCGCCCTCATTACAACAAGGGCAAGGCTCATCTGTCAGTTACCCAGCTGATCAATAGCCCAAAGATCGTTAGCTTGACCAAGAAATACGATGAAGAGATTGAGCAAGATGCTTCTTCAATGATCTGGGCTTTGTTTGGTTCTGCTATGCACAATGTAGTCGAGCATGGCAAAGGAGAGCACGACATTGTTGAAGAACGCTTACACGCTGAGCTCGATGGCTGGAACATTAGTGGGGCTATTGACTTACAAATCCCCAATCCAAACGGCATGACAATCAAAGACTACAAAGTAACCAGTGTCTGGTCTGTCATGAATGAGAAGATTGATTGGGAATACCAGTTAAATATTTACGCATGGCTGGTCGAGCACGTCAAAAAGGTTCCCGTAACTGATTTAGGTATTGTTGCATTTCTACGCAATTGGTCAGAGAAGGAGTCTGAGAAAGAGGGTTACCCACAGGCTCCAATCGTAGAGTTACCCATCACTTTATGGTCGATACAAGAGAGAGAGGATTTCATAAAAGCCCGCATCTCAGCACATTCTGAATGTGACTTCGCCTTGGAAACTGCTGGATCCCTACCCAATTGTACTCCAGAGGAAATGTGGGAAAAGCCTGCTGTTTGGGCCATTAAGAAGGTTGGCGGTAAGAGAGCTCACTCGTTATATGACACCCCTGAGAAGGCCTTATCAGCATTGGCTGATCTAGGGGAAAACTATGACATTGAGGAGCGTAAGGGAGAACGTACTCGTTGTGAGAGTTACTGTCTCGTTAATAAGTGGTGTAAACAGTATCAAGACTATAAGGAGCAGCAATGATCGCATCAGAAATCGCAAGAGAATTAGAGCGCATAGTAGCACCAGCAACTCAAGCATTAAAAGTTCAGGAAGACCAAATTGAGGGTTTATTGGTAGCACAATACAACTTCACAATTACTATTTCTAAGCTGGAAGCAGAGATTGCTGATTTACGCCAGAAGAATGATTCTTTATGGAAAGAACTTAATTGGAAGAAAGAAACAGCATGAAAACGTATGCAGAATTAAGAAAGATCAATGTCAATGAACATACAGAAAAGAAAGGTAACCTTACCTATTTATCGTGGGCTTGGGCTGTTGACAAGCTATTGGAGAATGACCCAACAGCAACCTGGATATTTGGAACTCCGATGGGTTATGCAGACACCGTAATGGTCTGCTGTAAAGTCACCGCCTTTGGCAAGACTATGGAGATGCAATTGCCTGTTATGGATAACCGTAACAACGCCATTAAGAATCCAGATGCCCGTAGGATTTCAGATGCTCAGATGCGCTGCTTAACAAAGTGTATTGCCTGCTTCGGGATTGCATTGTATTTGTATGCTGGTGAAGATTTGCCCCAAGAGGACGAAGAGCCTGTAAAGGCCACTCCATCCCCAAAGCCAGTCGCTAAGCCAGCTGAGAAGATTGCTGGTCATCGTGGCGAGTTTCAGATCGTCATTGACCCTCTACCAGCTGGAGACAATACAAACTGGCTAAAACTGGTCAAAGAATCATCCCATATGTTGCTAGACCTATGTGCTAGTGATGCCGATGTTATGACAATATTTAAGAAGAACAAGGTTCTATTTGATACTGTCAAAGCAGCTGATCCTCTTTTCTTTAAGGAAATGATGATCAAATTTACTGAAACCAAAGCTAAATTTACTAAGGAAGAAAAATGAGCTACGAACAAAAGCCCAATACTGGGGCGCTATTCCCAAACCAAAAGAAGTCAGAAAATCACCCTGATAAACGGGGAGATTTATTCTTAGACAAGACTTTCTTAATTGACCAGATGGATAAATCCAAAGGAGCATTGGTTAAGATTTCTATTGCTGGCTGGGAGAATACTTCCAAGAATGGCATGAATTATCTATCACTCAAAGCATCTGAGCCATACGAAGCACCAGCCACTACTGGCAATCCTTGGGAGTAATCATGAAACTATTAAAGCGTGGCAGACCTAGTAAAAAGTTTAGCCCTGAACTGATGCAACAAGCAGCTCAGAATGTCATGGATCGAGCCAAAGAAGAAGCTATCAGCGAACTAGAAAAGAAAGAGGCTCACGAGGCCAATATTCAACGATTGATTGCTGAAAGAGCTACTGTTCACTGGGAAGAAGTGGCTCAAAAGCAAGAAGTTGAGCTCGGTGTATTACGCATGGAAAACGATGAATTAGCCCGTATCTGTATGAATCGTTACGAAGAAATTGAGCGTTGGAAGTTTGTCATCAAATATTTGGAGAAGCGGATTGAAGACCTTGCAGTTTGAAGGCGTTAAGGTCGCTCTTAAACAAGACAAGACTGGCTATGTACTAACCCTGTCTATTCACCCAGACGATGCCCCTGAGGACTTACTCAGGGCGTTTGTAGGGGCTAGATATCAGGTTGTCATGGTCAGGATTGGAGAGAACGAGCAACCTACGGATCAATCACAGTATGCAGGCGATAGGGCTATTCGTATTGCTGGCCTACTGTGCCGTGATCCTAAATTTTGGAAGTTTCTGCACTCTGATGACAGGATCTTTGACGAAGACATGGAAGAGGCTACAGAATGGCTGAGAAGCTATCTTGATATCCCATCTAGATCGGATTTAAAGACCAATCAAAAGGCTCAGATACTATTGGATAAACTACATAAAGAATACACATCATGGATTCAAAAAAACTAATACCGTATTCTGTCTATCTTCCTGAGGAGCATCATCTCAAACTCAAGGATTTTGCTAAAGATCGCAAAGCTTCTGAGTTGATACGCAACGCCATTGGTATGCTGGTAGATGGAACCGATGTCTACACTTCAGGATTTAATGCTGGAATCAAAGCGGCTGCAAAAGTTATTTATGACTGCGAAGAAGCCCAGATGATTGCCGTCAAAGGCCGTGATTTGGGAGCAGTGCTGTCCGACAAAATAACCAATTTGGAGATTACCAAATGATTGAAACTGGGGGAGTGCACAAGATTAAGAAGCAGGATTGGATTATTTTGCGTTTGCTATTCTTGACGCTGACTTTAGATCCAACAATGGCAAAGGTAGAGGATGTTAAATTGACAATGGATTACTTGCGTAAACGCTATAAACATTGGGATCAGGATATTATTTTGCATTCATTCCCAGCCCTTAGTTATGAGCACGGGCAGCGGAAAACATTTATGGATAAATATAAAGATGTCCATTCTTTTAGAGCTTTTGCCAAAACTTTAGAGGTGGATTACAACTACCCAGACGAAGAAGCCCGTGAGAACGCACAACGCAGAACTTTTGGCGTACAAGATTACACAATAAGACCAGGAAACCCAAATGGATACTAAAGAACAAGACCCATCAAGATTGATTGCATTAGAAATCTTTCAATTGCTGGCGCCTAAAGCAGATACCGATGTCAAAGTCATCATGGCTGCGGTTTCAATGGTGCTCTCTACCATAGCGGTAGAGACAGGCTTAGAGGAAGAGAAGGCTGTTTATGCGTTTACAAGGTCATATAGAAACGCTAAGAGCCGTTTAAAACACGTTATGAAGCAGGTACACTAATGAATGAACAAGATCTCAGGGACTGTTTTGCCATGTTTATATTAAATGGCCTGCTGTCCCGCCTGCCCTCTGAAGAAATAGATCCTGCCAATGTTTGGTATTTAGCAGATTCTATGGTGGAATCTAGAGATGTTAAGCCTGCTGGGTTGCCCCCCATCAAACGGAGAAGAAAGAGTGAAGCTTAAGTATTGTTCATCTTGTATGTTGTTTCAGCCAGAACAAAGTGGAAAAATAGTTCAAACTGCAAACAAAAAATTAAAACGCTTTAAATGTGGTGGTTGTTTAAAAAAAATTAGTGAACGTAAATTTCAAGGGAAAGGCACAAAATGACTACTTTTACTACTGAAGACCGATTAGAAGCTGAAAAGGACTGGAAACAAGAATATGATAAGCTCCAAGAAGATTACAACAATCTCAAGGATTTATTTGATAAAGCATTAAATTCTTGGGCTAAAGACATGGAGAGGCAGAAAAAATGACTTGGAACCTACGGCTTGTAGACATGAAAGATCCCGAATACCCAGATCAGAATTATGTAGAAATTAGGGAAGTGTTTTATGACACTATGGGCAAGCCGATGGGTCATACCACTGCCACATTTGGCGGTGAGAACAAGCAAGACATTAAACAATATTTAGAATGGGCTTTAGAAGCATTAGAAAAGCCTGTTTTATTCTTTAGGGAAAAGACATGGACATCAAAGTAAAAATCGAAAAGGAAAATAAAGATGGCTCGGCTGATGCTAAAGTTAGTTTCGATAAAGAAGGACTTGAAGTCCTCGTTCAATGGGGACTTGTCGCTATGCTTACCGAAGCAGTTGGTCGATATGCCACTAGACCCGATGAAAATACGCCAGTTATTACTGGACGGCCTAAAAAGAAGAAGAAAGAATTAGATATTGATGGGAGATGTTGATGAGAGATGGTGGAAAAGGTGATGCACAACGCCCATTAGGCATTCCTATGGAAGAGTTTGATGCTAAATGGGATGAGATATTTAACAAAGACAAAGAAAAAGATAGTAATTTAAGCATTACTGTCGATGTTGAACCAGGAGAGGCCACAGTCACAGTTAATAAGACTTGGAGCTTCTAATGAACGCAAATGAACTAGCTGATGACATGGAAAACAGTAGATTCAATGACATCAATTACAACAAAAAGAAAGCTGCAGACTTTGTACGCCAGCAACAAGAAAAGCTGACCAAGTACGAACTGCGCCATGTTGCACAGCGTGACAGAATTGCAATACTAGAAATGCAACATAAACAGCAACAAGCTGAAATAGAGGCGTTGAAACTGCAATTACATACCACTTTAACTAATCGTGACTTACGAACCTATGACGGCAAACTAAATATGAACAATGAACCAGTAGCGTGGTTTGAGCAAGACCCTGATATGAAGTCAGTTTGGTATCAGGCTGACCAAGACAGCCCTAATGCTATTCCACTCTACACCCATCCAGCAAAGACACTAACAGATGAGGAAATAATTGAAATTTGGAGTGGCATGGAAACTGACACAGGCGAACAAAACATTATTTTTGCTAGAGCAATACTAAGAAAGGCACAAGAGAAATGAATGGTAACGATTTAACAATCAACCGAGATATGAGCCAATACACAATTTTGGCATCTCCTGAACCGATTGGATATTGGCAGATTACACCTGAGGTAAAAGGTGGTTGGTCTACAAGGTTTGCTGTGTATGCGCCACTAAATCCAACGCATATTAAAAACACAGAAGAATTGCTTGGTTGGAAATGGATTGATGGAAAGGCACAAGAGAGATGAACAATGAACCAGTAGCGTGGATGGATAAAGAAAGCAATATCACCATGATTGGTGGTATTTACCCAAAAAAGCTAGAGCAATATTTAAGCGTATTAGAATCTAGGATTATTGCTTTGGAATCCCATCCAGCAAAGACACTAACAGATGACCCATTGGTTAATTTCAAACCTGTATGGCAAGAAAAGTCTGAACTGACACTAACAGATGAGGAAATACGGAAGGTAGCAGATGAAGTGTTTAAAGACTACAAGAATTGGCATCACTACCAAATAGATTTTGCTAGAGCAATACTAAGAAAGGCACAAGAGAAATGAGCTCTTGGCTAATTATCGTTACAGGTCTTATTTATCTTTATATTGGCTGTGAACAAGGGTTTAAAGGCAATATTGCTTTGTGTATTACTTATGTTAGTTATGCTGCTGCTAACGTAGGTCTTTACTTAATGGCCAAATGACTGCCGTTCACTTACCAGCTCATGGGCTGACCTTCGTCCATATCCCTAAAAATGCAGGCAATTCTGTATTAAAGTGGTTTCATAATCATCGGGATCATTTAGGGCAAGTTATGTTTTTGGAATACCACCAAAGCTTGACCCAGATGGCCTGTTATCTTCCTATTATGCTAACCTTTGCCATAGTTAGAAATCCGTATGCCAGAGTTGTTAGTGGCTACTTATATGCCAGAGATGGGCAATCAGACTGGTGCAAGCACTATCGGGCTAAGAATGGGCTAGATAAAGACTTTCCTGACTTTGCTACTTTTGTAGATCGGCTTGAGACTTATAAGACTATGCACTGGTTTGACTCGGCCACAAATCAATATGAATGGATAGCCAACGGGGTTAATTTTCTGCTTCGGTTAGAAACCTTAGACGAAGATTTCAAGATTATTCAAGATTTATTAGGAATTTATACGCCTTTGGGTAAAGAAAACCATATTGATCAAGGGCGTTACCAGGACTACTACACCGATAAAGAGATAAAAAAGATATCTAAGGTCTTTGAGCATGACCTAGACTTCTTTAAATACTCATACTAGCTTTACTATCCCCATTCTTTTTATGTCTTCGTCAGATAGATCGGGGACAAATCTAAATCCACAGATGATTCTATTTGGCTGTTGGGCGTTGCCCTTGTGCAAGATGGTGGTATTGACCAGCGCAGCCCGTTTATCGTAATAAAGACGGCATATTTCTTTTGTCTTTTCTACTTCAATAAAAGCAAAGTTGCGGTCTGGAACCATCCCGAACTGGGCTGTGTCATGTAACACTTTGATATCGGTGCTATGCCATGAAGTGTAAGAACCCTCATAATCAATCAGGCCAATATTCAAGGACTGGGTTAGGTATTTAGGATCATAAGTATCAACATGAACCATGCCATCAGCTTCTGCCGTAGTTTTCTTGGTTATTAACAATCTATCGAACTTGTCTAATAACTGCATTTTTTTGAGATATTTCACAACTTCTTGGCAGTTTTCTATGACATCTTCTTTTGAAATGTTATAGGCCGTAGGATTTGTCCTGACTCCTGATTCGCCAGCATTAACCAAATCAATCAGCTCTTGCCTAATCACTTCTAAATTAGGAATATCAACGTAGCTGTAGAACCAGTTGGGATGAACGGGTTTATACAACAGGCTTTTTCCAAATGATGGGTTGATCTGATCCTGCCGTATAAACCTTAACGGGCTCTCCTGAATACAGATCGCTTTGACACGCTGCCCAGCAAGCTTCTTCTGCTTTATGACCTAATGCCATGACTGCTAGGGCTGCTGCCGTGCCACTGCCGATAGCATCGACATCCGTATGCTCCCAAAACTCTAGGTCTTTTCCAGCCACAAACAGCCCATCGTTGGATAACAGCATAAAGTCGGCATCGTTTTCAATCTTAATGACGGGTGGTTTACCCTTTTTGCCGTCTCTAAACCACTCTACGACCTTCTGAACACTCATGAGATCACCAGCTCCTGCCAGCCAGCCCTGAGGAACTTTAAATACCTTAGGCAGGTTAAAGGCTTTGGTATCGGAATCATCATCCGAAGTCTGGCTATCTGAGACAAGGATCTTGCGTTTAGCATCACCGATAATGGTTGTCATATTTCTAAAATCTCCCCACGAAACTCTACTTTATCTTCGCCACAGACCATAATTAGCTCGGGTTGTAGCATTCGGCCTTCATCAAAGGATAGCATGACAAACCCAGACCGCCAGTCTTTGGGGCCATCTTCACAGTATTCAAAGGTAGGGCTCATAGGATCGGCTAAACAGCCCGTTTGAACGCCCCAAAAGGTATTCTGTTGATAGCCGTTTATAGGGCTTGCACAGAGCACATGGGTGTGTCCTGTGACGATGTTACAAAAAGCCGCCTGGACGTTGCCATAGCCCGCTGTACGGCCTCCTTTGAGGCGATGCTTGATAACGGTATCCTCGCCCACCCAAAAGCTCCAACAAGTCTCCCAATTCGGGAAATGGTATTTCAGGCTGAACCCGTCAACACCGCTATATTCAGGAACTTTGTTGACCAGCCAAGATTCATACCGCATATCGTGGTTACCCAGTGTCCATATGAGTCGGCAACCAGCTGGCCTGACCTTTTCAATTTCGTTTAAATGCCAACGACAGGCTTCTAATTCTTCTAAAACTGTGGGTTTGGCATCGTAATTGATGGAAGGAAAGCGAGAGAGAACTTGTCCGTCAAACGCATCACCGTTACAAACGATGACTTGGGGCTTAAAATGTTTGATAAATTTGATTAGGGCTTTGAAGGCGGTGGTGGTTTCATCTGTGAAATGGGCATCAGAAAAGACAATTACCCGTTTGCATTTGTCAATTTCTATGCCCCGTCTAACATTATGGGCAGCCAATTCAACTTTGGTGGGCTTCTTTTGATCCCGCTGGGAATTATGGGTAGGAAGCTCAATTCCATAGCGTATTTCTAAGTTTCTTCGCCTAGCTAAAGTGCTTCTAGGGTTTATACCTAGTTTTTTACCTACTAATGTGGGGCTTCCCAATTCTTTCCAGACCTTGATAAACTCTTTATCCGACTCTGTTATTATCTTCATATGCTCCCTAGCAAGATGTTGATGGGTACGGCAATAGTAGGTTAGTAGTATTTCACTTTTGTTAAACCCATGAATAATAACAGATTATGTATAGAAACAGGAAGCTTTTAGATGTCTTACGAAAATCCCCATGCCAACACTGTGGTAGCTCTGACGGCACAGTCGTGGCTGCCCACGCCAACTTGCTCAGACTTGGAAAAGGAAAAGGAATTAAATGTCCCGACTTTTACACAGCTGCCCTATGCTTTCGCTGTCACACAGAGCTGGATCAAGGCAAGAACCTATCCAAGATACAGCGGGAAGAAATGTGGATAGAAGCCTATCTCAAGACCCAAGCATGGCTGTGGGAAAATGGCCACATAAATACTAGCAGTTGACACATTTTCCATATATGTGCTATATTTAGTATTGTCTACCCTGTAGACCGCACCCGTCACTCATATCCTAGCAGAATGATACTTGTGCAACGCAAGCCCCAGCGGATCCACGATCCCCTTAGAGCCCTTAGATTTCCCCTGATCTAAGGGCTCTTCCTTTTGTACTTGCAGAAAATATTTTTTACGCTATACTAAAAGGGCTAGGATATAAGACGGGGACAAACGATTAAATTCGTCTGTCTGCCTCTTTATATCTTTGCCTAGCCCGTACTCATTGGTGTTGCTACGGTAAAGGCTGTAAATACCCCTAGAAGAAACTATGGCAAAATGCCCCCAGCTTACCGTGATTGCTTGGTAAGATATGGGAACCGTCCTGTATATGGATAGACCGATGAGTGATAATGACAGACCTAGGCACGACAAAGACATCGAAGCAATTATGTAAGAAAGAACTCAGCAAGACTGAAAGCACCTATTCCTCATAGTAGGGATAGGTGTATCCTGAATCTAGCAATCCTGAACGAATATGAAGACAGCCAAATTTATACAAGAAATACATGATCTCTGTGATCCTCCAGCGAGAGAAGCAATCATTAAGTATGTTAAAGATGAATGGAATCTACTAGCAGAAGATTATGAGAAATACAAGGTAGATCTCTTAATTAAAAATCAATCAGGTAAATCAATTGGTTATGCTGAGTTGGAGCTGCGCAACTGGGAGTCGTGCCCGTATCCGACTATTCATATTCCACAGCGTAAGAAAAAGTTATTTGATAACGATATGCCTACTGTCTACTTCGTAGTGAACCGCCCACTGACGATGGCATACTACATCAATACAAACAAGATCTTAGAACAACCGCTTAGAGAAATTGCCAATAAACGATTAACAGATGGTGAGTATTTTTACGATGTGCCAAAAGAAATGTTCAGCGTAATCCACTTGAAGTCTTAATCTCTTTTTGATAAAATAATAGCTCCAACTGCTAGGAGATTTAGATGGACTTTTACAACGAACAGATCGTAGAACTCACTGACACTGTAGTATCCTTAGACCAAGAATTAACATTAGCAAAAGACATCATCGCAGCCCATAGATGGGATGCTACCGAGATTGAAGTAGATTGGATTCATGACCTTGTCACCGAGCTTCGGGAACAAGTTAGGATTCAAGAAATTGAAATTGAAGCTCTCAAAGATTCCCGCAATATGTTTCAAGAAAGAAACGCAGAACTAATCCGTCAAGTAAAAGCGCTCAAGAAAAAATAATGGAGCTCTTATTACGGGAACACCAAGAAGGTGTTGTGGAGAAACTTCGTCAAGGGTTTCGAGAAGGCCATCGTTGCCAGCTTTTGTATGCACCCACTGGCTTTGGCAAAACAGAAGTAGCAATCTATTTAATGAAGGCTACGGCTGATAATTATCATAAAGCAGCGATGATTCTTGATCGTATTGTATTGATTGATCAGACCTCTAAACGCTTAGATAAATACTCGATTGCTCATGGCGTATTACAGGCTCAACATAAACGCCAAGATAAGACCAGGCGCATTCAAATATGTTCGTCACAAACTATCGAGAGAAGAAATAACTTCCCCGATATTGATCTATTGATCGTAGACGAATGCCATATCACTCGGTCAGAAATTACCAAGATCATCAAGAACAATGACAAGATTAAAGTCATTGGCTTGACCGCCACCCCGTTTACTAAAGGGCTAGGTTCTATCTATTCCAATGTGGTCTGTGCTTCGACAACTGAATCTTTAGTCGATGGTGAATGGCTATGTCCTCTCAAAGTCTACATCTCCAAAGAGATTGACATGGCTGGGGTCAAAAAGATTGCTGGTGAATGGAGTCCTGATCAAGTCACTGAACGGGGGATGCAGATCACTGGTGATATTGTGGCTGAATGGGCAAAGAAGACTTATGAAGTCTTTGGCAAACCCATGAAGACTATTGTATTTTGTGCTGGTGTAAAGCATGGAGAAGATTTAGTAGAACAATTTGCCCGCAAGGGTTTTAACTTTGTCAGCATATCCTACAAGGATAGTGGTGAATACAAACAGGAGGTAATTGATGACTTCGCTAGACTCGATACAAACATTCATGGGCTTATTGCTACTGATATTCTTACTCGTGGCTTCGATGTTCCTGATGTATGTATTGGTATATCAGCTCGTCCTTTTAGTAAATCACTTAGCTCCCATGTTCAGCAGATGGGTCGGGTTATGCGATCTCACCCTACTAAACAGTTTGGTTTGTGGTTAGACCATTCAGGAAATTACATTCGTTTTAGAGATGACTGGGAAAGAATTTATTCTGAAGGTGTCAAGAATTTGGATGACACTGGCGAGAAGACCAAAAGAGAACCAACAGAAAAGGAAAAGAAAGAACAGAAATGCCCAGCGTGTTCGGCACTCTGGCCTAGATCGTCTTCGTCATGTGCTTCGTGTGGCTATGTTAGACCGAAAAAGCAGATTGAGACCGTGTCAGGTGAATTAGTCGAGCTTGGCTTTGACAAAAATGCCAAGAAAGACGATAAACAAAAGTTCTATTCAGAGCTGATATACATCGCCAATGAAAAGAATTACAACATTAACTGGGCATCGCATATCTATAAACAGAAATTCGGAGTCTGGCCTCGTGGTTTACAAGAGTATCCCCGCATAGCCAGCTTAGAAACACAGAAGTATGTCAAACACAGAACCATCGCTTTTAGTAAACGCTTAAAGAAAATGAAGGTAAACAATGCAGGAGTTCGTTAATTTCGCAAGAGAACATGGCTTGATTATGAATAACAATCTTGTCATGGACAGATGGGTAGCCACCCCAACAGAAGATCATCCAAGATCCACAAACGGTAGATATAAATTCTTAGGCAATGTCGGCTGGGCTATCAACTGGGCAACAATGGATAAACCCGCCACCTGGTTTGCTGAAGGTGTCAGCAAGACCGAAATCAAAAAACAAATGTCTTCGTCAAACGATTCAAGGAAAAAAGAGGCACAGGCTGCAGCAGAAAAAGCACAGTGGATTTTGTCTCAATGCAGTTTGGAATCGCATCCATACCTTGAACGCAAGGGATTTAAAAACGAACAGGGAAATGTCTTCGTCAAAGGGCTCGACAAACTGTTAGTTATTCCCATGCGGATACAGGGCTCTGTGGTGGGATGCCAGCTCATCGACCACGAGGGGAACAAAAAGTTCTTGCATGGTCAGACGAGCAAGGGGGCAACTTTTACGATTGGGACACGAGGCACTGCAATATTCTGCGAAGGGTATGCCACTGGCCTCAGTGTCAGGGATATCATGACCAAAATGAATCTCCCTTATACGATCCACATCTGCTTCTCCGCAAACAACATGGAGCTCATAGCAAGGAACATCGGGAAGGGGCTGATTATCGCTGATAACGATAGCAGTGGTGTTGGAGAGATGGTGGCCAAAAAGACACAAAAGCCGTATTGGATCTCCCCAGCAACTGGGGAGGATTTTAATGACTACCATATGAGAGTCGGCAATTTCAAGGCTTCTCAGGATTTAAAGAGGTTGCTACTTTCCTTATAAACCTAGCTTCAATCTGCCTGATCCTTTCACGATTAAGAACAAAAGTATTACCCACTGATTGTAGCGTATGACCTTCTGCCCTCATCTTCAGGATATTCCAGTATTTTTCCCGTAGGGTTTTATTATTGGATTTAAAGAGTATGTCAAACTTCTCACGACTGGGAAAGTCCACCAGCTTGTAAGGGGCATCGCCCCCTACAAACACTGGCACTTTACCCTTGCACTTGCTTAGGTTCATCCTGTCCTTTCTCAATGATGACATAGCCTGTTTCATCAATGTAGTATTGCTGGCCTGATTCTTTGGCACTAATCAATCTTTTCTGTTGCCATTTAGAATTGGCTTCCATCCATTGCTGGGCATCTTTATCGGCTTGATTCATTGTTAATCTCCTTTATTTTTTCCAATGCTTCTTTCTTTGTTACAAAAACCAAGTTATCGCCAACATGATCTACATATTCATCATAATTATTTTTATCCTGAATAATCCAATAATTTTCTTGCAATTCTACTGGTCTCCAATTCATGTTGATACCTCCATCAAAAATTTATGAACAGATGCTTCAAACTCAGAAAATTCTTTCTGATCAACTTGGCAATAATCTTTTGGATTCTCGATATCAATTACCATTAAAGAATCCCCGCAAAGAACATATTCGTTGTCATCGTCCATTACTCTAACCATTTTGACCATCCTTCAGAAAAATAAATTTCACCTTTAAATTCTGCTGGGATCAAGTAACCGCTATATCCATGTTTGACCATGAAATCATCGGCATCTGTTTCGTCCATCAGCAACTGGCATTTAATTTCGTGGATGACTGCACAGGGGAATGTATCTCTTCCTTTGCAAAAGTCCCCAAACTCGATATCACCAAACAATACTAAATTTTTAGGCATGATCTAACTCCATTATTCTAAATTCATCCAATTCATACAAAGAATCAATATTGCCAGCGTTGTATTCCATGAGCTCATCCTCAAGAAATTCATTGAGGGCATCTAAGGCTTCTTTGTATGTTCTATAAATGGACGGGATCATTACCCCGTCCTCATTCTCTTCACTCCAGCAATTTATCCATCCATCGCATAGCGTGTAATGTTGAACTTCAAACATCAATCTATCTCCTGATTGTCAAAAGCCCCATGATCCCCTTGCACTATTGCCAATGCTTCTGCAATATTGCCGATAGCTTCATCCAAATCAACCAGTGGATATTCGTCTTGCATCTCATCATTTAAAAACTTGTAAGTGTCTACAAGCAATTTTTCTACTCTTGCAATATTCATTCGATTTCCTCATCGTCATCAGTTTGTTCAACATCGTAAACAACATGGTCATATTCACCGACACAGTGAAAGTCGCACTCAGGTATGGCTTTACCCTTTTCCCAAGCATCGGCTTCACTGTCGGCTTCTATCACCTTCTCATACATCACATTGGTCTTTGCCCTGATAATCCATTTAGGCATGACTAAACTCCTCCAATGTAAGTGGCTCAACTTCAACAAACTCATCACCACTGTCCAAAATATCTTTCGATATATGGCTCTCTATCTTTTTTGCATATGCTTCTGCTTTTGATTCAGAATCAAATGCTATAAGGTTTGTATAGCCGTTATATGCACCATACGATTTCACGATATATATTGTTTTCATTGTCAAATCCTTACCAGCTTGACTGGTAGTAAAAGTCCCAGTTAACGGCAGACGGGTTTGTCAAAATCTCCGACAATCTGTCCCTAGTCTCAGTAATGCTCTGCCAGTAGTATTCATCCTTTTCAGTGCTGCCGAAAAAAAATCCCGATACTGGCTTAAGAATATCTTCATCACGATTTACCAATGCTTCGTTGCATAGTGCAACCAGCTCGTCCAACTGGGCAGAATCGACCCAGTATTCCCCGCAGTCATCAAGTCCCTCCTGAACATTATCGACAAACCAATTATGGATAGCGTTGCACTTTCTCCAATACATCACATCAAAGGATACCGACTTGGCATCGTAGGCCGTAACCCCCAACACCTTCGCCACATCCTTGCGTAAATGTTGCTCTTCTTCTTTGTGATTCCACAAATATTGCTTTGCGGTCAAATACATATCTAAACCCATGATCACTCCTCCTCAGTCATGTAAAACTGCCCAACACGATTACCATTGGTATCCCTGATAGTCCCCGATTTTTGCTGAGAATCAATCATATTTGAGACCAGCTCTAAATTGGCAACCAATTCGTCATACAGTGATTCTTCATACACTGCGTTATCAGTGCGTATTTCCAGTTTGAACATCATTTCAATCTCCTAGCAGTTAATCAAAGACTGGATCACTCCAGTTTCGTCCTTACAGACTCATCAGTTTGATAGGCACTTCTCACGCCATTTACGGGCATTGTCATTCAATGCTGGGTAAAGCTCATCCAGCTTATGTATCAGCTTCTTTGGTGCGTTGAAGTAGTAAGGCATCATATCTTCTGTCATTTCTTTCATGACCCATTCTTTTGCAGAACACTCAAGCAATATGACCATGCCAAACCCAGTCTTAGTGCCATCGGCTTTAACGACATTCAGAATGCCGTATGCTTCCCGTCCCTTGATGCTGATATCAGTCAACTCAAAAGACGGGTTAGTGCCAATTTCACCAACTTGTTTAAATTCGTCTGCCAACCAGCGTTTTTTATCGCCATGATAAGGCGGAGTCATTCCAGTCCATCCCATGTTATTGCTCCTCAGTAATGTTAAACAATGCTCTCATATGATTCTCAAGGTAATGTAATTTACTTATCTGTTCGTCAATAAAATCACGCATATTGTCAAACTCCTGAAAACCAGCTACTGGCATCCCTTTCAAATAATTGGTTTTCCCTAAGTCCATTAGATCAAAATACATTTCTTGAACAGTCGTATATAGGTTTGATTCAACTCCCATGTTATTGCTCCTCGATTGATTCATCTACATCAGATTGTGAATAGCCCGACAAAATCTCAGGCCGATATTTGCTCAAGACTGCATCCACGCATTTATCGCAGACCCTTGCCAACGGGATACCTTGAGCATCGTATTCCCACCAGCTATCACCACTATGTTCACAGATCATATGACTCTCCCCCATTTGAGAATTGCAGAAACTACTAACCATATGGCATAAAAGCCCGCCAATATCAGTCCGAAGGACAACAGCTCAGACCATACAACAGTCATCAACTGATACAGCTCTTTCAAAGTATCCATTATTCAAACTCCTCAGAATTAACATAAACCCCATTCTTACGAAGTAGGGCAATCGCATGGTCATTCAATGACATGACCCCATCATATTCGACCAGACTCCGTTTGCCATCCCGATCAATGGAAAACCACAGACCAATATGCTCAAACAAGTCCAGCTCAGGAATATCCCATTCAATGAACCCAGTGCAGTCTTTGTGGTAGTAGAGCTCTAAGGTAGACTCATGAGTCCCCAAATCTCTCTGCCCCCAGCTCCCCTCCAGCATCAGAGGAGAGCTCACTGTCATGCTATCAATGAGCTCTGCCACGATCAATACTCCGAAGTCAACATAAAGACATTGTCGGCCAAGAAGAAGGTATAAATGCCCGAAGGGCAATCAGTCATAGCGATCTTCTTAATCTTCAAAGTATTCAAATCCCCATCATCAAAAGCAATAACGGCTTTACCATCAGCAACTTCCATGTTGATAGACATAAAGGGATTCTTCTTATGGAGCTCATAGCCCTCAGTAGCCACGATATCCAAGAACCAGTAAGCCCCAGCAGTATCAGCAAAGTATTGAACCCCATCGGTATGAACCAGCTTCGGTGCAAACATAGGCTGAGTCCTCCAATACTGGGTAGTGCCAAAGAACTGGGTTAAATCGATTGTGTTGGTTTGTGTTTCCAATTTATTTCTCCTAGCAGTTAATGATTACCGAATGGCAATCCCGATACCCCGAAGGGCATCAGGATTACAGCACTCAAGACCGATTCAAGAACTCAGCTACCTTCAAGGCTTCGTCCATATACGCAAACAGTGCCATGATCTCTCCATTCTCATCCTCAATAGCGTATGGGAACTTAGGATCACTACAGGCAATTACTCCAAACATAATCAATCTCCTTAGAAAGTAAAACCAGTAAAAACAACACGATTACCCCTGATGAACTTCCCATGATTCATATCGTCAAACTTATGAACCCAGTATTGACGGGAAGAACGGCAGTAGTAGTCGCAGACCCAAACAGGGGAAGTCTCAGTGCCCTTTAGCTTAAAGAACTCTCCCTTAGCTATCTTCTTGAGTAGTGATGGTTGCATCGTTATCTCCTAGCAGTGTTGTCAAAGACCCCGAAGGGTTTCGCCTATTGAAGGCTCATCAGTTTGACTAGATACCTCTGTAATTATCGGGATCGTATTCCCGTTGGTGTTTGTAGGATGTATCAGTGATGTTCATGTAGATGCTGGTAAGGGTCTTAGGTAAGTCATATTGATTCTCTGAAAGCATTTCTAAGATATCCCCATCCGTCCATTGTTC